CACGATTGCACGGTGATTTAAACAGTGCATCCATTAGATTGGTGACTGCTGTTTGCAAGTAACCAATAGGCATAGGCTCATTGATTAGTCGTTCATCTCTGAAGTCCTGACCACCACACAATCTGCCGTCATCATAGATGTTAGGTAGATTGAAGGTGACAATATTTCTAGATGCTTTGTGTATACCAAAGAAGTATGCCGTTGTTGTGTCATTAGACTGGTGTAACTTAGCAGTACTAGAACCAAGGTATCGACAAGGGAACCTCATCATCAACCACATTGAATAGTCAGTGTTGTTGTACATAACCATATCAGTTGGTTCAACTACATTGTCAGGTGTGTCTTCGCCTTCTCGTTCTCTTTGACTAGGTATGAATACATTGTATATATCACGACGCTCAGTTGGTCTGAACTTAGCACCAGGTAACGGGAAGCCGTCAGCTAGATTAACAAATGCGTAACAACATTCTGGATTAACACCAGAGTTGTGTGCATAGTAGCATTGATACTCCTTGTTTAGAACAGGGATTGATACAGGTATGTTAGACATACGGAGAGTATCGTCACGCATACAGGCAGTGATTGCTGTGTCTGCGTCAGCGATGACAGATTCTCTCGTTTCTCGCTTGATAAATTTGCCATCAGGTCCGAGAATGATTTCCTGACGGAGCGGTAGTGTTGTTGACATAATAATAAAAGTGTGTCCTGTGTAGAATACCTAGAGTCTTCGAGCTCCATACAAGGTTATCACATCTACACTAGGACAGGGTTTAGCTATGCTTTGCTAGATGCTTGACGCTCAAGAGTGATAGTTGAATAGTCAGCCACATAATCTGTGTTAGTTAATGTAGCACCGTTACTAACTGCCACTACTCCTTCTGGTGCAGAGAGTGCACCAAGTACAGAGCGGTCAGCGATAAGAGAACCAACTGTGTAGTCGGCATCGAAACTACGAGTGACTGTGTTGGACACACCGTAGCGAATGGTTGTTGTGTTTGAATCCATAGTATATTGTTGTTTATTATATTAATTACATATCAATATCTCTTGACATATAAAATGAAATGTTATTTGATAACGCATACTGTTATTAGTATTATGTTGTTTGTTCATAAAGACTTGTAGCCATTCAGGTACTATGACTTGAATGGCTACGGTTTTTGGTTAGCTACTTCCATCGCCTGCTTCTTTGACTTCCTCTTATAACTCTGAATACTATACGATTGATTAGGTAGTGTAGCATATCAAGAGCGAGGGGGATGAGGACCGTAGCCATTAGCTTTTGTAGTTTTCTGTTTACCATATGGAAAGCGAATCAATGGTCTCGGCTTATGCAATATGCCAAGCACAAAGGTAATGACAGAGAAAGCTACGCCAGATATGAATGCCGTAATCATACCAGAGTATGTACCTATAAATAGGAACGGTACTCCGATAGTGAAGATGATATCCAATGGTACTTGTAGCCGTACTACATTATCCACACCCATAATCTTTATGACTATGATTAGATACGAGACGGCACAAACGAAAGACAAAATTAAAATTTCCATAGGCTAGTTGCCGTCACTACGGCTTTGCCGATTGGCAATGTAATCATCAACGATAGCTTTGTAAGTTGGTGAGGTGGCATAGAGAATCCAATGTCGGATACGATAGAATATATTTTTTAGATGTTGCATAGTAAAAGAGTGAACAGTTTAGACACTTGTTCAGGTGGTATATACATTATGAAAGAGAACTAATTAACTTATTCATCACTTCTCTTCGTTTGGTTCTAGTTGTTAACCACTGCTCATCACTTTCGTTGCGACGAGTAGGTTGTGTAAGAGAGAAGAACATTCTAACATCATCAGGATTGTCAGAGTTCTTGAGCTGTCGTAACATACAGCGTCTACCTTGGGCAGTCTGATAGGTAGGTTCAGGGTCAGTCATTTCGTATAGACCATTGAGTAAACCAATGTTACCACGAGGCTTACCACGATTGAGTCGTGTAGTATCTCCAACATAGTGACTGTCATCAGGGTCGCACTCAGGCTCTTGATGTATAGACTCACGATACTCCTTGCGTACGATGTGTAACTCAGCGTCAGATAATTCCTCATCACTAACGAAGTCAGCATCATTACCGAAGAGTTCAAAGGATTCGAATGGTACTGATGATATGTTAGTGTTGTTCTCCTCATTCCAAAGGGACTGTAATCTACGAGCCATATTGATATAGTCCTTGCGTTGCTTGAACGAGAGCTTGCGATTGTTAGCTTGACGCAGGGCAGAGATGTAACTGTCTCGAACTGAATCTAGAAATTCTTTCTGTTGGTTACGAAGAGACTGCATACAAGACATATCTCCTGCGTGTGCGTCATCCATTGGGTCAGCGTGCTTGATGTACACCTCGTATGTAAAGACAAGGTCATCGACGATAGCCTTGACGATGTCTTGGTCACGATGATTAAGACCACGAGACTTAGCTTCGTGTGTTGCGTATATAAATATCTTACGCCAACCTGCTTTGAATTCAGGTGTGTAAGGTTCTAATGCTAGTGTGTTATTGATAAGTGTTTGAATATTCATAATGTAAAGTGAGCAGTTTAGGGACATACTCAGGTCTGTTAGTGTTAGTTATTGAAGAACCCTGATGGTACTGAAGTTAGGTTCGAGTAGCAGGGTGAGGTCGGGTCAGTTGGGTCGAGACGATTGCCATCAGTCTCTGCAATGACATCAATTACTTGACCGACTTCCCCGAGTGGTATGTTGTTGCGTGTCCAAAGTTCTTGTGATACTTTGTCTGCATTAATTACTTTAGTGATAGCGACGCATTTAGTTGGGTCCTTTTTAGTTGGGATATCCTTCTTGGCGTCGAGTACGAGTAGGTTGCTTACTACTGTTGTTTTGTTTGGTTGACTTAGGTCAATGATTAGTGATTTGTTATCCATAATATTTTTATTTCTCTTTGGTTGTTGTTAATGAAGTTAGTAGTTTGTAAGTATGAAAGCCGATGACAGCACCACCGATGAGTAGTATGTATGGCAGTAAAGTAAATACCGCTGTGATTACGAAGATGAATGCACAAGGTATGAGTACGAATCGATATAGTTTTGTTTTCATAATGTGATGATTAGCTTGGTTAAAATATACAAGTGCCACCCTACGAAGAGTGACACTAGTGTTAAGAAGATGTAGTATATTGTGTTTAACATTCTGTATACCCCTTCTCTTTTAATGATGAGTAGTAATCTCTAGCGTCTTGTAATGATAAGACAGTACCAGTTTCAGCTGGGTGAGAGATAGAATCAAGATGTTCTTCGTGAATGAGAACAACGCCTTGGTCTTTACGAGGTGAGAAAGAGACTTGTGAGTCCCCGTTAGTTAAGATATGGATTGTTATGTTCATAATGTTTATTTTTTTGGATTGTTAATAATTAATTCAGGTAGTGGACAGTCATCATCCACATACTCTATATAGTCTGGGTCTTGCATATCTAACATATGGTCATATTGTGCATCGACATAGTAATCATACGCTTGCCAGTCTTCGACTTCGTGTATAGACTCAGTGCCACATTGTGGACATTCGCCTGTGTGTTCGTAAGTCTTAGTGTGTGGATAATATAGTAACTTGTGCTTGAACTCGTAAGAACAGCTATCGCATTGTACTGTGTCGTCGCCATAACTGTGATGTATTGCTTTGAATGTATTCATAATGTATATATTGTTTATTGATTATAATATAAAAACTGTTGATATAACATACCGAACCGTGGTCCGTATTAGTATGCGAGCCTAACCCGATTGTTGCATTGCTCATAGGGGGTGAAAGAAACCACTATTCGAGCGTGTCACTTATTTTTCGGAAGGGTGGAGGGAGAAAAATGACTCGCTCGCTTGCAACGAAGTGGTCCACCCCTTGGTTTCTGAACCCCAGAATCTATGAGCGATGTAACAGTCGGACTTAGGCGACACATACTACAGGACTTGGGTGACTGGAAGGAAAATAGCACAGCAGAAGGGAATACTTGGACCTTCTGGAAGCTGGGTTTTTTCTGGAAGGAGCTAAGTGTGCAGATAAATTAGTTTCAATTTGCAGATGTCGGTAGCGGTAGAGAGCGAATACTTGGAGCTATCGGTGGATTGGAACCACGAGGTTAAAGGGAAGACATCTCCTGAGCAGTTGGAATCCGACTGCTGATTATATCAAATTGGAACTCATTTATCTGTACACCACGGGAAGGTATGTTAGTTAGGCTTAGATGGAATTAAGAAAAAAGAGAAGCTGTCAAACTAGCTTAGTTTGCGTGTTTGTTACTTTGCACGCGTAAAGTAAGTTGGGTTCCTAGGTACACCGAACCAACGGAACTGCGTATGCGTGAACACAATCATAAGTCGTTGTTGTGCAAGTGGATAGATGTGTGAACGCATAGCAGTTAGTACAAGGTACACGAACGAAAGCAAAGCTTGTATCGCAAAGCGTTGATAGTGAACGAGAAAGGAAAGAAGGAAGACAGCTCCAAAGAGCAGGGAATCCAGAGGTGCATAGGTGCTGGGACGAGGCTTGGCGAGTCCGTGATTCTTGCACCAGGGGGGCTTGGGGGGAAAGCCCAAAAAACACAATATATATAGGGACCAGCACATAATTTTTTTGATTTTTCAGACACCCTAGACAGGGGACAGACAGTAAATGATATGAAAGTGTCTGTTGTTAATATTAAAGATTATCAACGACTTATGTAAATGTAGACAGAAAAGACACTTTTTTTGTAGGATCATATAAATAAAAAAAGCATTAGCTATTTGTAAGTGTCATAAGTGTCTGTATTTTCGTAAGTCCTTTATACTCTTATATGTTAGTAACAGACAGCCGTATTGTTTCTAAGAATTATTGCTGTCATAAGTGTCTGTGCTTGACATATTGTTAACATACTCACATAACTATTAACAGTGGCTACAAAGAAACCAATACAAGCAACACGGAACCAGGCAGCTAAACGATCTCGATGTCATCGTAAACGCATGAAAGCAGAGGATGACATGAAGCAAGCCCAGAAGGATCTTGCCAAAGTAGAGAGAGATTTAACTGTTAAGAAGCAATTCCTAGATATGATGTCGAACGCACCGACGCCAGCTGAGCAACGCAAAGCATTACTGGCTATGTTTGCGGAGCGAGGGATCAATCCTATCGAGGAGCTTATGAACTATACTGATGATCCAGATGTAGCAAAGAAAGATAAGATAGCAATCTGGAAAGAACTAGCCAGCTTCACTCAACCTAAGTTAAAGACAGTGGATGTACAGGGTACACTACAGGGTGAGATGAAGATCCTGACTGTAGATTATTCTAAAGTAGCTAAATCTGAGCTTGCCAAAGATGCGGAAGTAATAAATGATTATGACGAATTCTTAAGCGAAGAAGAAAAAAATGGCGATAACTGAGGACTATGATGATTTGTTTGACCGAGTCCGTGGAAATCTCGGAGAGCACTTCAGTAACTATATGTTCATTGTTATGGACGACGATGGCGATTTATTTTATGACTACTCAAACTTTCGAGTCGGTAGGATGCTCATTAAAGAAACTCATGATGATATGGAAGGCAAGACTGATATGCTGGATATCATTTGGGAACAAGAGCAGGTAGAAGACGAAGAAGACGAATGACAGAGATACAAGTTCCCGCACAGGGTTGGCAACCGAGAGCCTACCAATTACCTTTATTAAAATACATGACGCAGTCGAAGCGTGGGCTGCGAGCAGTTGTTGCATGGCATCGTCGAGCGGGTAAGGATCTTACCTGTATAAATATCATGGCGATCAAAGCACTGCAGAGAGTAGGAACCTATTGGTATATTCTTCCGTATGCTAATCAAGCAAGACGAATAGTGTGGAATGGGATGACGGGAGAAGGAAAGAAGTTTCTTGATTATTTTCCGAAAGAAATCATTGAGCGTAAGAGCGAGCAAGAGATGCGGATACATCTAACCAATGGATCTATCATACAGCTTATGGGATCTGACGACCCTGATAAAATGGTGGGAGCGAATCCTATCGGCTGTGTATTCTCAGAGTACAGTATATCTGATCCTACTGCGTGGCAGTTGATCAATCCTATTTTAGCAGAGAATGGTGGGTGGTCTTTATTTAATGGTACACCTCGTGGTGAGAATCACTTCTTTAAAATTTTATTAAAAGCACAAGCAGATGGTACATGGTATAGTAGTCACCTGTCAGTTAAAGACACACAGGCTATCACGCCAGATGAGCTCCGCAAAGCTAGAGACGAACTGAACAACGAAGCCAGATTCCAGTCTGAGTATATGTGTTCGTTCAAGACTCCAGTCGAAGGAAGTTACTATGGTGCGTATATATCAAAAGCATATAAGGACAAACGAATGCTAGATAATCTAACACCTGATCCTATGTTACCAGTGCACACTGCGTGGGACTTGGGTATGGATGACGCCACAACTATATGGTTTTTTCAGTTATTTAAAAATGAAGTACGAGTTGTTCACTACTACGAGAACAGTGGCGAAGGGTTACCACACTACGCTAGAGAACTAAATAGGTATGCAGCTGTAAAAGATATAATGTATGGAAAGCATTACGCCCCACACGATATCAAAGTAAGAGAGTTGGGTACAGGTAAAAGTAGATTAGAGATTGCTAGAAGTATGGGCTTGAAGTTTACACCTGTTAAGAAGTTACCTATTATAGATGGTATCGACGCAGTGAGAGCGTTGCTACCAAGATGTTGGTTTGATAGGATGACATGTGCTAGAGGTATTGAAGCTTTGAAAGGATATAGAAAAGAATGGGATTCTAGTAGACAAGTGTATCGTAAGAACCCTGTACACGATTCTAACTCACACGGTGCAGACGCATTTAGAACATTAGCTATGGGGTTGAAGAAACAAAACCTAAGTGAAAAAAAACCTAGACAACAATATGAAGTCCAGAAAGTCCGTTGGTGATATACCATTAATAGATCAGGCTATAGCTTTTTATAAACTAGAAGGAGAAGATTTTAAGTTATTATTAGATCAGCACATGCATTTTCTCTACCCAGTAGAGAGATATGTATGGAGTGCACCCACATATTTATTATTAGCTGAAGCTATGTATGATAAGGAGCACGGCAGGTATTGGATGATATCATATGCAGCATCTACGCTAGACAACCCTATTGCTAAGTTTTTTGAATTAGCTCCATACAAACTTGACTTTATAGCATTTAGTCGTTATCGAGATATAGATAAATTAAAATTTTATAAATGGAATAACTTATTTAAATATGCGAAGACCAAGAATAGTTCAGGCACCACCGCCTCCTCCTCCTCCTCCACCACCACCTCCTCCTCCACCGCCAACACCAACGGCAGCGAGACCAATCCAAGCATCAGCTGTTAAGACTACTACATATAGTCCAGGTGCTGCTATCGGAAAATCATCTCAAGGTGTTATGAAGAGAAAACAGTTAAAGAAGTTAACTAAGAGTCTTATTGGTGGCGGTTTCGGATCTATGTTTAAGTAATGGATATTAACCATCTTAAGAAGCGATACGAAGAGTTAAAACTATTGCGTTCAAATTTGGACTCAATGTTTATGGACTCTCAGACATTTGTTAGACCAAACTCTAATAAGTTTGATCATCATGTCACTACGCATCAAGAAGATGGTTCAAAAGAAATATACGACGACACAGCAGTGTGGTGTAATCAGATGTTTGCTAATGGGCTAGCATCTAATATGATACCAAAGTCTGATCGTTGGATGTATCTTAAAGTTAAGAATATCCAAACTAAAGATCTTGATAGTGAGCAGACTGCTTACTTACAGCTTGTAGCCGACAGAATACTACACGAGTTTTCATTACCAGAATCACAGTTCTATTCTTCTTCGCATGAGTGTTTCTTAGATATCGGAGCGTATGGTACATCACCTGTTCAGATATCTTATGTAGATGGTGTAGTCAATTTTAGAACAAGACCTTTAGCAGATGTATTCTTCGATACCGATATGCACGGTAGAGTTGATACTGTATACTATCGTTGTTTTAAATCAGCTAGACAGATTCTTCAGATGTTCCCACAAGCTGAGGATATGGAAGGATTTAATCCTGACAGCTCTGTTTACAATAAGATGGAGTTGATTTATAGTATTACACCTAATACAGATAGGTTAGCAAAGAAGGGTGGAACGCTTGGTAAAGAAAGACCATACACAGTTACATACTGGTGTCCATCAATGAAAGAGCCATTTAGTGTAGAAGGCTCTAGTTATTTTACTTTCTTAGTACCACGATGGTCTAAGTTAGCAGATGAGGTTTACGGGCGTGGACCAGCTTTTACATGTCTATCACAAATCAGAGTTCTTAATAAGCTGGTTAAAGAAGCCCTGACTTCATCTGAGTATTTAAACTTCCCAACATTAACAGCAGAAGAGGATAGTGTACTACTTCCTATGCGTTATGGTTCTAGACAGATTATGTTCCACGAACCTGGAAGTAGTCCGCCTCAGCCTATTCTGGCAGGTAATCAACCTCAGTACATCATGCAGATGATACAGATGTACAGAGAGACAATCAATCGTTCATTCTTTGTTGATCAGATTATTAGACAAGAAAAGAAAGAGCGTCAGTCAGTTATTGAG